ACCACCGATAGCACCAGCCGAACCAGCAGCACCTCTAAAGTTAGCACCTATTTTACCCATAGTACCTAATCCCATTCTACTCATAGCACCAGCATTTCTCATACCGAATAAACCACCACCTATTTGACCAGTTCCACCACCTATACTATTCATTGCACCTCTCATACCGCCACCACCAGCACCTCCCATACCGCCAGTTCCAACCATAAATCCTTTAGATAGTGCCAAACCATTCATAAACCACTTAACAGCGTTAAAAAGACCACCAAATAATTTAATACCACCAATCAACAACGGTATAGATTTAGTAAATGCAGCAATACCAGCAACTAACATTGGGTTTTCAACCATGAAATTAGCAACACCAGCCACGAAATCACCAACAATACCAGCTAATTTAGAGATAGTTTCACCTAAACCACCTTTTTTATTTATTTTTTCTGAGAAATCTTGCAATTTAGCAACTAAACCTTTTTTAGGGTCGCTTAATTTAGTTATCAAAGGTAATAAATATATTTTCAATTGCATAATTAAATTTGATAATGTTTCATCAAATGATTGTGCTTCTTGAGCTCTAGCCTTTAATGAAGCTTGTTCTTGCATTTGTGTTTTTAATATGTTTTTATCTTGTTGAGATAAAGTTTTAAGTAACTTAGTCTCACCATTTAAAACAATTTTAGCGTCACCTTTTTCATCTAAGAATGATTTATTAGTAACATATTCTTTAAGGTCTTTATCACCACCAAAATCAAAATTAACTTGAGCGTTAATCATACTAAATTTCTTAGCATTCTTACCAGCAGTTACCAAATCATCATAAGCAATACCAGTTTGTTCGGCAATAATTTTAAGTCTATGCATTTCTTTTGCTGGCATGTCAAATTGACCAGTTTTCTTATTAAATACAACTGATTGCTCAGCAGCCTTACCAATTTCTTCCGTTAACCCAGCCATGTCATTACGAGCCATATACATTAAATGGAAAGGGTCGGCTAATTGAGCCCATGCACCACCCATAACTTGTAATTGAGCAGACATATTAACAGCACCCTCAACATCCCAAAGTTTATCAGCAAAACCAGCAGCAAATTCCATATCAACACCCAATTTGGTTATTGTTTGTGCCATTTTAGCTAAACCTTTAACTCCATCTTTGAAGTTATATTTGTTTAGCATTTTAATATTTTTAGAAACTAATTTAACAACCTTTGAAGCATCAACACCCAATTTATGAGAACTATTCATTGTTTGTTCCACAAATTTTGCTGTGTTTTCAGCAGAAACGTTTTGGTTTCTCATATCAACAGCCATTTGAGCTGTACCTTCAGCACCTAACCCAGTCGCAGCAGCCATCTCTCCTAACGCTTTTAAGGTCCTTTCAGACATTAAAGCTGTAGTACCTACACCTTCACTATATTGTGCTTGTATTTGAGATAATTCTTTAATACCAATACCTAAAATAGCAGTTTGTTTTGATGCCGATATAATAGAACCTCTGAAACCACCAGACTCTTTACTTAGGATACCCATAGATAAAGCTGATTGTTTCATCGCCTTGTCCATTTCAAATAACCCTAACCCTTTAAGATTACTATAAGCACCTTTAAAAAGTCCTGGAATTTTTTCCAAAGCTTTTAAAGTAGGTAAAACAGAATCAGCTAACGCTAATTTCATTGCGTTAACTTCTTTTAAAGTATCTTTATATAATTTTCTTTGAAGTGATAATTGGAAGTTTTGTTTTTCTAAAATTTTTAATTTAGTCTGTTCTTCAATTAATTGTTGAGCTGACAATACATTAACACCACTTTGATGGTCTAAAATCTTTTTTCTAGTAATTCTTTCTAGTTCAATAGATTTCGTTAAAGTTGCTTGAATATCTTTATATTTCTTAACAGCTTCAATGTATTTGTCATAACTACTATTTACTGAATTTTGCAGATTAACTTGTTTTTCAAGCATCTGCAAGACTATCCTAGCTTCTTCTTCTATTTGTTTTCTACTTTTAGCCATTATTAAATTGTATTAGTTTTATTTGTTTTATAACCATCAGAATCCAAAAATTCTATTAAAACGTTTGATTTTTTTGAAACTTTTTGATTACCACCACCATCTTTATAATATTTGAAAACATCACAATTAAAAGTATTTTCTTGCGTTCCTTTTTCTTTAACTATAATTCTAAATTGATAATATGCGTTTTCCAATACTCTGTACTCACCATACTTTAACTCATCAATTGAAAATTGTTTTACTTTTACCGCTTCTTTAAATTTATAATCTGAATTAGCTTTTAACTCGAAAACTTTAGCAGCTGGTTTACGTGTTCTATCTGTAAAGTCGTATTTAAGTTCAACATATGGTAATTCTATGTTTTCTAACGGTCTAAAAAACACTGTTTTGTTTTCTATAAAATTTTCTCCTAATTTATTAGTTATCCTATCATCAAAGAATTGAGCAGTACTAGCTAAAACTGGGATATTACCTCTTTTAGCTTCAACTTTCTTACCAGCCAAATTAGCGAATAATAACTTTAAGAATGAAGGATTTTTACCACCTTGAACCTCCATAAAGTCTCTATCTTTTTTAATTCGATTATATAATGCTAAAGCACTTCTATTTCTAGCACTATTATCATCATTCATCATATCGTCAATAAATTCTTCAACAGTTACATTTGGGTCTTCAATTTCATTTTCAATTTCATCCGTTGATAATTCTTCAGTCGGTTCTTCATCACCATCACCTACAGCAATATCCCACTCATAAATACCTTGAACCATTTCTTTCTTTTTAGTTATAACACCTTCATCATTAATATATTCGACTGACATAACATCAAAATTAGGTACTGGACTATCTTCGTTAAATTTATATTTTTCTGGTATTTTAGGAAACTCAATTTTTTCTGTTGCAGTGTCCTCATTATCAGCTAAAGTGAAAAAAATGCTGTATTTAGATTTATTATCAACACATTTTAATTTCATTGTTTCCATTCTAGGTAACTTAATAGTTAAAACATCATTTTCTTTTAATTCATTTAAAACTTGAACAAAATCATAAATCATTTGATTAACTTCAGTTTTTGGTTCTTCACCATTTGCAGCAGCTGACTTATCATTAGGTTCTTGGTTTTGTTGATTAGATGGACCCATTGGTCTATTAAGTAAATCATCTATTGATTTTGCTTTTGTTGATTGGTCACCAGATGTGTTGGCTTGTTTTAACATTTCAACAATGTTTTCAAAGTTATTAACATTTTTAATTTTAGCATAACCATTTAAAACGTCAGCAAGAATAGTTAATACTTCATCATCTGGTTTTTGTTGCATTTTAAATATAGATTTTAGCCTATTTTTAAGCGTTTTAATGTACTCAGCCTTTTGTTTTGGTACTCTAGCATTTAATGAATTATTAACTGCGTTCTCAATGTATGTAAATAAAGGTTTGCTTTCTGGCTTAGACAATAAAGTCTTTGCATCATTTTCATTTTTGATTTCAACATTACGGAATATAGCAGATATTTGATTGAAAAGTTTATCTTCCAATAATAATTCTTCTTTAATTAGATTTCTAAGTCTTTTAAACTGTGATTCAGTTATAACTATTTTTTTGTTCATGTTTTAGCTATTTTTATATAAATATTACAAAAAACAAAAATCCCCATTAAAATGGGGACTTATTGTAACGGTATCATACCATTTTTCATTTGTGTTTTTAATGACTCACCAGAAACTCTAGTTTCTCTACTACCTTTTCCAGTGTTTTTACTATTAGTCTCTTTTTCTTTTAATTCTTCAATTTGTTCTTCTTTCTCTTTGGTCTCTTTTATTAACATATTTAAAAAGAATCTTCTTTCATATGTAGGCATTGATAAAACGTCATTATATGTGACATTCTTTAAGTATTGCGTACATATGTAAATCTCTTCTAATAAAATAGGTTTATAGTCGGATGTTAGGCCAAAAAAATGTGACGCTAAGGGGAAGAAAGGTAGCGACAGACCCTCCCCCTGGGGTCGCCACATTGATATTTAGGTCAATGCCACTCTCAATTGATTCAACATACGTATTAAATGCCTTAGCATCTGCAATTCTTAATGATGAAGCAAAATCTTGAATATATCTTTTATCTCTGTTTCCATTAACTTCAACAATTTGTCTTTCTAATCTATAAGTCGAAGCGTTATTAACTAAAACATTTCTTTCTCTTTCTTTTTCTAATATTCTTTCAATATCATCAACATCACCACATGTTAAAAATTTAAATTTAATTACATTTTTAGTTATCGGTAATTCAAATAAAAATTCACCTTTTTCATCTGGTTCTGCAACCAATTCATTTTCTTTAAGTTCATTTAAATTAATTTCAGTTTCAAATGGGTCACCCAATTCATCTAAAATTGTTACTGGATACATTTCACCATACGCAGTCGCTCTTAACCATAACATGATAGCATTTCTGTCACCAATAGTTAAATCTTTATATCTAATTTCTGGTTCCAATATTTTTCTATTCATTAATATTTCCAAAAACTGACCACTTTGTAATAAGTTTGGTGATGATAAAATATTTTCATCAGCAGTAGTCATATAAGCTAATTTAATATTAGGTTTTTTACTTCTATATAATTTACCTCTTGACGGTAAAGGAATTAAATCAAATGGTGCGTTATAATTAGGTTGACTTAATTCATAAATATGTGGGTCAATATTACTAGGATTTTGACCATAGTTTTCATACGAATTATTAACTGGCGGCACTGATGGCGGTGTTGGTGGCGGTGGCGTATTAGTCACCCTATTTTGTTGTTCCATATTACTATTATTATTATTATTACTTACTCTATTGTATGATTCTTCATACATATTTTGATAATTTTGAGTTTGTTGTTGATTCATTCTTAACTGTTCATCTCTTTTACGTACTAAATCTGCATTATTATCTACTTTTTTAGGTGCGTTTTCAGATAATTGTGGTTCAATAACCATACCTTCGTAATTTTTTCTTTGAATTTGTTCTTGGGTACGCTGCTTCATCATTTCAACAGCATTTTTGTGAGCGTAACTTAATTCATCTGATATTTTTGAATTTTCATAAATTTCATTAGTAGCCATAGCTTTTTCTTGTTCGAAATTAGCTATTCTTTCAGCATCAGTTAAATTGACTTGTGGTTGTTCTCTTTGAGGGAAAACATTTGGTTTTTTATCCATATCAAAACTTATTTTTATTTGTTATAACTTTAAAAATAAATATAGATAAATAAGTTTTTTTGTAAATAGAATTTGTATAAAATAAAAAACCACCCTTTAAGAGTGGTTTTTATGTTATTTAATTATTTCTATTCTTTTGTCGCCACCAACAAAATGGTCTTCTTCACCGTTATCATCGTATTTAATAGTGTAAAATACTTCTTGATATGGATTAGCTTCAAAAGCGATTACTTCAGCAGTTCTCCCATTAATTTTAACCCTAGTACCTTTAGGTATAAAATCAGCAAAATGACCTTCATTAACTAAACCTTTAGATTCTAAATATCTTTGTTCAACCAATAAATTAGCTTTTTCAATATTTACATTTTTATCAAATCTTCTCATAATATTTTTAATTATAAATAGTTTAAATAACCAAAAAAACCTAGTCTCCTAGGTTTTAGTGTTTTTATTTTCGTATTGTTTTATTAGAATAATAATATTGCTCTATCGAAACGTAATGTCGCAGTAATCTCAGCGATACCGTCATCATCCATACCTAAGTCACCAAAAGATACGTTAGTTAACATTGTTCCGTCTAACAACCATTTCTCAACAACAACCCCAGTTGGGTCAAGTAATTCTAAGTCAACTGGACGTTTGTAACCAGCGGCATAACCTTGACGACCAGTAATAGATTCTGAATGTAAACGAACCCACTCCATAATTGCTTGTGCAGCAGAAGGTCCAATCGGGTCACGGAAAGTTACATCAATTGATTCCCATGTAAAACGACCAATAACCCATGTAGAAGTATTTAAGAAAGGAATCTCAACTTCATTTTGAGTAATTGAAGGTCTAGAAGCAGTTGATAACCACCATTGTTGGATACCTAAATCTGCTGGGAAAGTTAATAACCAACGATTCTTTTTCTTAGGTTCGTATGGTAAGGGCATTTTCATCAATAAATCAGCCATAATGTTCTAGTTTTTATTTAATTTTATTATTTGTTGTTTTTTATTATAAATATGTTAAAACTTAAAATATTTTTATTTTTAGTTATAAAAATTATTTATTTTTTAAAATATTATTTATTACTTCAGAATGTTTAAGTTTACATTCAAAACCATTTTCTTTTGATATTGAATTATAATTGTCTACAATCTTTTCAGCATCATATTTAAATTTCTTATCGGCATCAATCAACCCTTTATTTACTAAATCTTCAATTATCTTATTTAACTCTTCTTTATCATCTAAAATAAGTTTGATTTTAGTGTATGTTGACTCTTGTTTTAATTCTTTATTAGCTACTTCTAGATTATAATTTTTTAATTCTAATCCTAATATTTTACCCATAGCCAATATCATCTCAATTGAGTAATTAAATGTTACTTTCTTCTCACTAGCTTCTTTTAAAAGTAATCTATTAAATTGCTCTGCCGTAATTTTAATTATCTTCATACTAATAAATATCTATAAAAACAAAAAAGCTCTCAAAAGAGAGCTTTATTGCTTTATTTTTAATTCTAATTATACGTTGTCGAATGACGCACCAGTATTCATAATTACGAACTCTAATTGGATGAACTCTAATGCTCTTGTTGGTTTCAAGAATATTTGTCCAGTCAATTGATTTCTGTCGAAATCTTCTGGGTCGTTTGATAACACCACACGGAAATCAGTTAAACCTCTTTGACTTCTAATACTGTCTAAGATTGGGTTTACAAGTGATAAGAATTGGTTTCTTACAGCTGCATCGTTTTGCTCAAATAATAATCTGATAGAAACAGCAGAAATAAGTTTTCTTGCTTGTAATAACAATCTTCTAACGTTGATTCTGTTAAGAGCTGTATCTTTAATTTGAAGAGTTTTGTTACCCCAGATTTTGATACCTTCAGTTGTGAAAGTAGCGATTGGGTTAATTCTTGCATCATAAAGAGTATCTCTTTCGTCTAATGTTAATTTTTTTCTAGCTTGGATAGCGTTAACAGTACCTCTTTCGATACCAGCAACCGCATACCATGGAGCTGTTTTCTTATCTGTAAATGCTATGTTTCTTACAACATCTCTAGTCGCTGGCATCCAAATATAAACATTGTTTTCAGTGTCATCAACTTGAATCCATGGCCAGTAAGTACATGTGTAGTTACTATCAAAAGTACCATCTAAGAAATCAGCAATATCACCAGCAGTCATTACATCACCACCACTATCAGTATCTGGAGTTGTAACAATGTACAATGAGTCAGCTCTGTCGTTTTCAACCATATCAATTGCTTCTTCAACTAAGTTACCATTATCCATTACATCAATACCTGGAGTTGCAAACACGTTAACGTTAACAGCTTCTGGGTTTTTGAATGTCCAAATTGCTTCTAAGTATGCATAGTAATCAGAGTTTATTGCAGCATCACCGTTAAATAATGTTCTAGATTTAAATGCACCACTAATTTTACCTTTACTTCCTAATGTACCGTTGATTAAGAATGAATCTAAATTACTTCTTCTAGTTCTATAAATATCCCATCCATCAAAACCACCAAATGGTACAAATGAGAATTTACGAGCTCTAATTTTTTCATATTTAGTACCTAACACACCAGCTTCACTTCTAAATTCGTATGCACCTACTTCAAAAGAGAACGCTTGGTTATCAATTAAAGCTGAAGCTGCATCCACATCCATATGGAAACCTTTAGTTAATGCACTAAATTCAACACCTTTATGGTCAAAGAAATCAGCATCAATACCAACAAGGTCAGATAAACCTAAATACTTTTTACCTATTTGACTATAAGTATCAAATTCTCCATAAGCAGTTTGGAATAATAAGTTAGGTGAAACAACACCACTATTACTAGCTGCTTGGTAATTTCTCATTGGGTATCCAACGAAACCAGCTGGGAAAGCTTCTGAAGTGTCATTAGTGTCATCTAATTCAATCAAAACATAACTTGATTTTGAAGGGAAGTTACCGTCTAATGTACCAATTCTTCTAGCAACATAGTTAACAGAAGTTGGGTCCATTGTTACTCTTGAGAACGATTCCAATACTGTAGGTTGTGTATCATTATCACCAAAAGCTCTTACAACAATATCAAACTCTTTAGTATCTAATTTAATGTTTCTAATAGAAATTTTAAATTGTTCGTTTGCAGCATTACCATCAGAAATAGTCCAGAATCTGAATAATCTTAATACTTTCGTACCACGTAATTCAGAAACAACATATGGAGTAACAGCTGGTTTGTATTCTTGTTTGTAATCATTGAAAGAATTAGCATATTTAATCATTGTTTGATTGATACCTCTGATTTTACCAGCTTTATCTAATGTGTCAAACATTTGCTCAAAAAATTCTTCAGCGAATACAGCAGTTTTACCATCATTATTTGTTCTACCTAATACTTTTGGTAAGTAACTTTTCTTAGTGTTATCTAATGATAAAGAATAATTGAAGTTTCCTTGAATATTAGATTTACCAGATAATGAAAATTCTGCTAATGGGTCAGTTAATGCAGCAGTAATTGAAGAAACAAATGTTGGACCGTTTGTTGTTCCAGTTATTTCGTATGCTGGTAATTGAGTATCACCATTAATTCCACCTCTAGAACGTAACAAGGCAACTAATTTATCTTCAGTGTCTGAATAACCAGTACCAGTATAATGAACTGTAACACCAGTTGTTGTACCAGTAATAAATGCACCAACAGTAGCTAGATTATTAAGATACATTGTTGTTGTTAAACCACTGAATAAACCGTTATTTTTAATGTTACCAGTAACAACATACGTAGTACCAGTTGGTCCTTGTGATAATGTAGCTAATGTATCATCTAAATCACCACTATTGATGATTTGTTGTAATAATGGGTCATTACTAACAATAGTTACATTAGTGTTTGCTGATGTAGCTGTAAATGATAATAATGGTGAATAAGAAGTAGTGGTTGTCGTAGCAGTCGTTGACAAGTCTAATGCAGCATCTAATGTGATACCCCAAGCTTGACCAGCTTCAAACCCAGATAAACCTAATACTCTTGTTACAAACAATTGGTTAGATTGATTTAAATATTCTTTAGCGATATATGGTAACTCATATAAAGGAGCGTTGTTATCTTTAACCTTTGTAGCGTTACACTGTCCAAAAAAGTTTTTAAATTCATCATAACTAGATATAAAAATAGGTTGAAACGCTGGTCCTATAGTTGTCTCACCAACTAAACCTAGCGTAGTTACACCTATCTGACTAGTTACAAAAGATAAGTCTTTTTCAGATGTATAAACCCCTGGGCTTACAAATACTTTATTTGGCATAATTTTGTTTTTTGTTTTATGTTATTTATCGTTTTATTATAAATATTAACTTTTTTTCAAAAGTAAGGCCAATTAAAAATATAAATATGAATTAGTATGAATTTTATCATACTTTTATCATACTTATAGAGAAAAGTGTTATGAAACGAGATAAAAACTTAAAAATTACGCCAAAAACTCACGAAATGTTAAAACAATATTGTGAGGAAAACGGTCTTAAAATGTTTGCTTTTGTTGAAAAATTGATTAGGGAGAAATGTCAACCTAAAAAAGGTCTTTATGACGAAGATTGATTTACCACGTAGTAATTATCACTAATCCACCACCACCGTCACCACCACGACCACCAGTACCACCATAAGCTGCACCACCGCCTCCACCTCCAGAACCATATGAACCATTACCACCTCTACCACCATCTCTAGATGTAGTGTTAGCACCACCACCACCAGCACCGCCAGTAAATAACATTGGTCCTCTACTAAATGAATTAGAAGATGGAAATGAATAAGAGTAACCATGATTACCATGTATTGTAGAGTCAGCAGCGTTAGCTACTCCACCATTAAGTGTTGTAAAACCATATAGTGTACTAGTTATATCACCACCTTTAAAAGATGATGCATTTGAAGATTCACCACCACCACCAGCTCCACCAGAAACTACATTTTGTAAAGTTAAGTTAACACCAGCACCAACAGTACTACCACCAAGAGTACCAGCATGACCAACAGTCGGTGTTATTTGTCCCAATTGAGCCCAAATAGTGCTAGTATATGTCCAAATAGTACCAGCAACACCAGCAGTACCAGCTACGGAAGAACCACCAGCTCCACCACCACCAGCACCAGCAGCACCACTTTGCATTACAGTAGCTGCACTAAGAGTTGATGCTGAAACACTAACATAAGATAATTCTCCAGCAGTTCCAGAAGTATTTGCTGCACCACCAGCACCACCTTTACCGACACTTATATATAATATATCTGGTAACATACATGCTGGAAATAAACCAATAGAAATAGCTGTAGAACCACCTCCACCACCACCAGTACCAGTGTTAACAGCACCAGTTCTACCACCGCCACCGCCACCACCACCACCTAATACATAAATGTGAACCATTTTAGCACCATTAGGTTTTTGCCATGTTTGCCATTTTGTACTACCAGAAGAAAGAGCATAATATATTTTACTATTTTGTTCATTACTAGGAAGATTGAATATATCTATCATTTTATTAAAAATTACCAACAAGTTATTATTACAATACCATCACCACCTCTACCACCACTACCTTTATTACTACCAGATGAAATACCGCCACCACCACCGCCTCCAGAACCAAACGCACCGTTACCACCTCTTCCACCAGCAACACTACTAGAAGCACCACCAGCACCACCAGCAAAAAACATTGGGTTATTGGCCATACCAACTGTGTTAGGTATTGATAACATATAACCACTAGTACCACTAGTAGTAAGTGTGGAAGCTGAAGTACCACCAGATACTGTTGGTATTACATTCCCATAACCTATAATACTACCCCCATTAAAAGGTACACTACTACTTGTTCCAGCACCACCACCACCACCAGTTGTTATACCAGATATTAAAAGATTTGCTCCAACACCACTAGTAACACCAGCAACACCAGCTTGACCAGCATAAGCGGAAACTAAACCTAATTTACTTAAAAGATTACCAGTAGGTGTCCATACAGTTCCAGCTTGACCATTAGTACTTGCTGACCCACCAGTTCTCCCACCAACCGCAGCAGCAGAACCACTTTGTAAAACCACATTTGTCGCAGTAAAACCAGTATCTGGATATATCATTACATAAGATAAAGCACCGTTTCCACCAGAACCATCACCACCGTTTCCAGTAGATTGAGTACCACTAATACCACCACCACCAACACCACCGACACCAACATTTATATATAATGTATCTGGTAAAACACTAGCCAAAAATAAACCAGTAACATGACCAGCTGAGCCACCACCACCACCACCTTTTGCATTAACAGTAGCATTTGAAGAATTACCACCACCAGCACCAGCACCCATTACAAAAAAATGAACAAATTTAACACCATTAGGTTTTTGCCATATTTGAAAAGCTGTTTGTGTTATAGCCGATAATGATGTAACATACATTGGACCATTAGCATAAAAAATACTTTTATTGGCACTACCATCATTTATATTAAAAAAATCTAACATGTTATTTATCTATTAACTAGCTGTTATTATTACAAGTCCATCACCACCGTTTCCACCAGAACCAGCAGTTACGTTACCACCAGCACCTCCACCACCGCCTCCACAGCCAAACGCACCGTTACCACCATTAGCTCCAACACCAGTGTCAGATGACCCACCACCAGCACCACCAGTAAAAAACATAGGATATTTAAAATTAGGTCCTACAAAATTTTGTCTAGTAGAAAAACCATCACCACCACGAGTAGCACCAGCAGATGCAGCTGACGTACCACCAGCAATTCTAGGGAAATCTAATATTGATAAAATACTACCAGATGTACCTAAAATAGAAACTGATGACACACCAGCACCACCAGCACCAGCTGTTGTAGGTAAACCATTTGGTGATACGTTAGCCGCAGCACCAGAAGACACACCACCAGCACCACCAGTTTGACCAGCATACGCTGATAAAAATGCTATTTCAGCTAAAACTATATTAGCTGAAGTTATAACAGCACCAGCTGTTGCTGATGTCGCAGCACCAGCATTACCAATACCACTTTGCATTAATACAGTATAAGGTGAGAATGTACTATCTGGTTGTGTAGAAACATAAGACAAACCACCAACACCACCTCTACCACTACCAGAAGCACCACCAGTACCACCAGAAGCTACAAGAACGTATAACATATTTGGAACAGCAAACGCTGGTACTGTAATATAAGACATCGCAGCTGACCCACCACCAACACCACCAGTTCTAGTTGAACCAGCACCAGTTGGGCCACCTTGTCCACCAGCACCACCACCTAATATATAAAAGTGTACAAAATTGCAGTTAGATGGTTTATGCCATACTTGCCATGCGTTAACACCTTTATTGTAAAACACTTGGTTAAGTAGACTATTATTTATATTAAAAACATCCAACATAGTTTATTCATTTACCCATGTTGGTGTAGGTGGATTTGCATCAATAATATGATATCCGTAATCACCAACTAATTCTAACGTATTTCCATCTAAATCAGTATATCTAACAACTGACCCACCACTTATTTCTTGATATAGTTGTCCAACATACCCATATTCAAATTCACATAATATGTAATTCATATCAATTAATATTTACCTCCAATAACTGTTATTGTATAACCAGCAGCAACTGCCGTACCTAATGTTACTAATATTTTATAGTTAGCTGGTAAAGCTATATTTAAAGGAAGCTCAAACGTTGGTTGTGCTGACACTTCAGAGTTTGTTGTCGGTGGAAGAGAAATATCATCCCATAATGTGTTATTACTTGCCACCGCATTAGCATCACCATCATTAATCCAAACTCTTGCAACAGTTGCAACGTTAGTTCCTAGAGGTTTAAAACGAATTCTTTGTACATAACCACCAGTAGCTGACGCTGTAAATGCAGTAAAAATAGTACCAGTTGTTAAATCTTTTGTTGTATTGGCTGTTGTAGCCGACACAACCCATTGTGTGTCCCCAGATGCTGTATATATTGGGGCTGTATTTAATGTTGTATTTGCCATAATTTATTTTTTATTTATATTATAATTATTTTATTTTTAAATTAAATAGTTACCACTTGCAATTGCACTTATAATTCCATATGGTACTGGAATGTTTGTTATTTGTGAACCATCACCAATAAATGTTGTCGCAGAAACTGTTACGGCTGCAACATCACCAATAAATGTTGTTGCAGAAACTGTTGCAGCTGCAACAGTAGTTAATCCAGATAATGTTGAACTCCAATTAGCTCTACCATCCGCTGTTTGTGATACCAATACTTTATTTATACCCTCAGTACCATCCAACAATTGTACGGAATATGAAATTGATGGATAACCATATCCACCATCACCTCTACCATCAAAATACCCACCAATACCAGTTACCATAGAACCAAATTCACTAGTACCAACAGTACCTCTAACACCAATCCCCAATAAACCATCAGTAGCACCACCATCAACACCAATACTAGTACCAGTTGTAGGGTGTCCTTCTCCTACACCCCACACACCAGTTTGAGTTCCAACATTACCATTACTTAAACCATATATACCTTTAGCACCACTAATATTACTAGCGTTTCTAACCCATAAACCATAAGTGTTATTACTAACTGTAAAAATTGAAAATTTATTATCAGCTTCTGGTGCTGTTCCAATACCAATATTGGTACCATCATCTCTAATAATACTATTACCTTGACCAGTTGAACCAGTCCATTTAGTTAAATAGTTAGCGGTACCTAAACCAGTGGTTGTCCCAGTGCTAAATCCAGTAACGTTAAACGTACCACCAGTATTGTTAGTAAATGTAGCTGTACCAGCAGCATAAGTACCACCAGTTACTGTTACATCTGTAGGTAAATTATAATAAGTTGTTGCTGAAATTGTAGTCGCTGTTAAACCACCACTTATTTTAGTATCACCAGAAACGTCTAATTTAGCAGATGGTGTTGCCGTACCAATTCCAAATCCAGTTGCCGTTCTACGAGCAAATTCAGAGTTACCCCTATAGAATACAACATCATGATTACTTAAAGACCCAAATGATGAACCTTGACCATCTGCCGCTAAATAGGTTCTTACACCAGCTCCAGATTCTATATTTATTTTTGTACTTGCGGAACTAATTAAACTTATATTCCCATCAATATTTAATTTTTCAGATAGACTTACTCCACCTATACCAACTCTACCATTAGCATCAATCACAAATGGTGTTGAGTCTGGATTATTAGAATCTTCTACAACAAATGCATTCCCAGTACCAGTTTGTGTAACCCTAACAAGGTCAGATGAACTATTACCACTAAATAATGATGAAGCACCACCAGTAACAGTTAAATCACCAGTTATCGTTAATCCAGTCATTGTATTAAACAATGTACTAAACGTACCACCAGTGTTATTGGTATATGTAAATGTGTTATTAGAATAAGTTGCACCAGTTACACTTACGTCTGTTGGTAAATTAAAATAAGTTGTTGCAGATATTGTGTTTGCGGTTAAACCGCCAGTGAATCTAGTTGCACCAGCAATAGTTCCACCAGTAAATGAAGGTATTCCAGTAAGGTTACTACCATTACCAAATAATGTTGTTGCTGATATTGTAGTTGCGGTTAACCCACCAATAATTCTAGAGTCTGAATTGGATATAAATCCATTCTTAATGTTAAATTCGTTCGGCATAATTTTTTACTTTCCCTATCCAGTAATGTTATTTTATAATAAATATATTGAGTTGTTAAAATAAACTATAATCCAAATCTAGATTTTGTTGCATTATAGTTTTGCAAGACTTCTGTTGCTGTTAAAGCTTTATTATAAATCTTAATAGAACCTATACTATAATTACCATATGTTGACCCAGCTTTACCGATATATAATCTATCGCTAACATTTCTAACACTAGTAGTTCCACCACCAACTTTAGTACCAACTAAAACACCGTTTTTATATAATTTAACATTACCATTATCATTTCTGACTAATGTGAAATTTTTCCATACGTTTAAATCTACTGTATCAGTATATAAACTTGTTGTTGGGTAACTTAATGGTCCTTCATTAAAACCATGTGTTGATGAAGGGAACACTGCAATACCCCATGTCCAAACATTTGAATCAAATGAGTCTAAACCATAATATAAAATAGGGCAAGGTGATGTTGATTTCATATTAAGCCAAATATCGATTGTGTTCATAACATCTGATATTTGATTAGCGATATTAAAGTAGTCATCTGTACCATCAAATACTATATTACCACCATTAGAACTACTAAATGTAGGACCATTTACTAATGTTCCATTATTTCCATTGCCAGAAATATCTCTCCAAGTTGCAGTTGAAATATATCTATTATATGAATTATTAGTAGCAACATCTAAATACAACACCAATCCATCTTTAATAATGTTAGGTCCTCTATAATTTTTAGCTGTACTCATGGCATTGGTCTATCATCAGTCCATTCTGGGCCATTTAATATTATTGATATTTCATCATAAGTATATGGTCCTTCACTTGTTGTTAAATCTAATACCGATGAAGGTATTTCAACTGAATCCCATTTAACAAATGTTTTGGTACCATCGATTGATTTTCTAACTGTATCAATTGATGTTTCTTGTACTTGAGTAAAATCAATAAGTACTAATTCAGATACATTAAATATCATGAATTTTCTGTTTTCGTAATCATTTAAATTTGTTTCCATAATTTATAAATATCTACCTTTTGTTGCATTATAGTTTTGTAAGACTTCTGTAGCTGATAACGCTTTATTATAAAATAATATTTGACCTATATTACCAGTTAATGGTAATGGTTGATTTATCCATTTACCAATAACTATTTGAGCTGATGAAGGTGTGAATGTTCTACTAGCGGTACCATTCTGAGACCCATTATTATAAAATACTTGACTACCATTACTATATGTAGCAACTAGATTATACCAAACATTTGATGACATTACAGTTGTCGCTTGTGTAAACCCACCTCCAGGATAGCATTGAAGTAAAAATTTACTTTGATAAATTTCAAAATTCCAACCACTTAAAGAGGCATTAGCACATTGAAATAACATTTGTTCAGTAGCAATTACACTAGATTTAACCCAAATACTAAATGTAAACTCAGTTGCTGAATTAATTGTTGTTGCTGAATTAATTGTTGCGTAATCATCAAAACCATCAAATAATATAGTACCACCATTATTTGAACTAAACACTGGACTATTTACCAATGTAGAATTATTATTTGTGTAGCTAATATCGTTCCATGCTGTACTTCCACTAACATAAGACGCTTTTTTACCAGCATCTAAATCTAATACTAACCTATCTTTAACTATTCCACCGTAATATGATATTCTTCCAGCCATTATTTCCCAAATCTTGATTTTAATGTGTTATAATTTTGTAAAACTTCAGAATCTGATAATGCTTTATTGTAAAGTTGTACTTGACTAATTCTTCCACTAAACGCTTGACCAGATATAAATTGATTTCTCCAACCAACAAATAATTTACTATTAGAATGTGCTAATAATGAAGTATTTTCTGGTTGATTATATATTAACACACCATTAACATACATTTTTACAGTATTATTAGTATCATCAAATACTGAAACTACATTATACCAAGTATTAATTGAATTTATTATATTTGTAGTGGTTTCATGTATTCTAAAACTACCATTATGAAACCAAAAATATAAATTACCATTAGGAGAAGTCGTTAATCCATAATCTAAATCGTTTGTAGCACCTTCCTTTGTTATTATATTTTTATAACCAGCTGTAGTTGTTTGATAAATCCAAGCTGATAGTGTTATATTTACTGGTAAAATAATATTAGTTGTACCATAATCAATAAAATCATCAGTATTATCAAACACTATACTACCACCATTAGCTGAATTATAAGTCGGTCCGTTTGTTAAACTACCTTTAGCACTAGATTTACTTAAATCATTCCATACTGTACCACCACTAACAAATGATTTTGGATTAGCTGCGTCTACATTAAATATAAGACCATCGGTTACTATTTTGGGTGAATATCTAAATGCCATGTTATATACTTCTTACAATTGTTTTTAATGTCCATCCAGCAGTTGTTGCTGAACTACTTAACACTGCATTACTACCAACTACTGCAACTGAGAATGAAATACCAGCTGTTGTTCCTATATCGTTTGTTGATACATCAGTAGATTGTGCTGTTGTACCACTCCATATAGACATAATTGTTCCAGCTCTAGCACCAGTTGAACTTATCACTGTGTAATCAAAGAATGCTCCAGTATAACCACTTGTTGGAATTGAATAAACTGTATTCGTACCAGCTGTAAGTGTTACTTTTACAGTTGTATTTAATGAAGGTGCTTGATAACTACCCATTAAAATAGTATTATCAGAGAACACCTCGACAATTGGTAAACCAGAAATATCGTTGACACTAAATAATGAACCAGTTAATGAATCGGTAACACTAAATAACTCACCTTGAGAACCAACAACGCTAAATATAGGTGATGTCGTACTATTCCCAGAACCAATAACAGTTAAAATATTTTGACCAGTTCCAGATGCTGTTAAAGTATTTGCACTTACACCACCAGTGAAGTAAGTTGCTCCAGCTACAGTACCACCAGTAAAAGTACCACCACCAGTACTGAAACCAGTTACTGTAAATGTACCACCAGTATTGTTAGTAAATGTAGCGGTACCACTAGTATAAGTACCACCAGTGACTCTTATGTCAATTGGTAAATTAAAATATGTAGTAGCAGAAATAGTTGTTGCAGTTAAACCATTCGTAAATGTTGTTGGACCAGTAACAGTCCCACCACTAAATGTACTACCACCACCAGTACTGAAACCAGTTACAGTAAATGTACCACCAGTGTTATTGGTAAATGTAGCAGTTCCAGAACTATAAGTACCCCCAGTTACTCTTATGTCAATTGGTAAATTAAAATATGTTGTAGCTGAAACTGTTGTAGCTTTCATCTGACCACCAACACTTGTATCACCAGTTACAGTATAAGAACCATTAAGAGTTTTACTATTAACCCAAACATTACTACCATTATATGCTGAATATGTTAACAAATCACCATATGTTACCCCAGTTATTTTAACATCGTGTAATTCATCTAATTCATACCCATTTTGAATTTGATATTCTATATATCCATTAGTTGGAGAAGTTCTAACTACCTTACCAATATAAACTAAATGATTTGGTGCGTATGGTTTAACATTTGTAATATAACCAGCATTAGTTGGGGATAAATAAATTGTTTGTCCATCAGATAAAGTATCTATTGTGAATGGATGTGTTGCAGAAGTTCTTGTATCTAAATTAGTTATTGAACCAATTGTTACTACATCACCAAAACCATTGTTTGCAATATCATTTTTTAACACACCAAATGTTCTGGCTGATGTCATCTCAGAGTTCGCTTGTGCTAATAGTATTGTAGGTTTATTCCCCGTTGACCCATTCATATACACTACTTGACCTCTATACATATCTGAACCACTTTGGTTACGACAATTAACCACGAATTCAGTCGCTACTGCCGATATACCAGTTAGATTAGAACCATCACCATAATAAGTTGTAGCACT